CCTGGGCCGGCCTATACTCCCCCCCGTCCGGGGGTTCGCGTCCAGGTTCTCGGGCCTCCAGGCCCTCGCTTGCCGCGGCCTGCGCAGCACGTCCGCGGTCCCGAGGGCATGGTCTCGCGTCATCAGCGGGACTGTGCCGGCGCTGACGTTGCGGCGCAGGCAGATGCGCTTTCGAAGTTGCGCTCGGGCTACTCCTACGTCCCGGCTCCCAATGTCGCTGATTGGTCTGCCTTCGTCGGCGCTCACCCTCAGGCTGTTCAGGCTCTCACGAGCCATCTCGCGCAAGTGCTGGAGCCCGGCGATGCCGGGCACATTGAGGAAGCTGTGTGTTTCGTTCTCAAGTGCGTCTTTGTTACAGGTTTTTGTGTGGATTGCGCTGTTGGGGCCTTCGTTCCAGGTGCTCTTGCCGCGGCCCCCGTCTTGGCCGCGTGCGCCCATGTGGCTGAGCTCTCCGAGGACGCGGCCCGGCTGCGTTGCTGGCCATAGCTCGATTCTTCGGGTTCTGATGACCCCTCCCCATTAGCTCCTCCGCCGAGCGTAGGAGCGGAGGTTCATGTCCCGGACGTTCACCAGGCGGGGAACTTGGACGATGTCCCTCCCCCCATGACCGCCCCGCACCGCGCGCCGGTTCAAGCGGAACGTCCTGGCGACCCCGTTTTGGGACAGCCGATCCTCGCGCCAGAGGTGGCTTCGGCTCAGTTCGGGGAGTTCGTCTCTCGAGCAGTCACCGGAGACTCCACCGTGATGACGGATTCCGGCGGTAAGTCGCACCTGCTTGGCCCGACCGCTAGCCCAAGTCACATCCTTGGTGCTTCCATCGCCAAGGCCGTGAATCTCGGCGTTCCGGTGGACAAGGTCTCACTGACGCGCGACGACAAGGGCTTCACCGCTTCGTCGGACTCCTGCGACTATTCTGAGGTTTCAGTTGAGCCGGTTCTTTCCAAGATCATGCTCGCTTTTTCCGAGTTCATCCGCGACGAGCGTGATTCTGCCTTTCTTCGCGGGCTGACCGGTACATGCATGGCCATGGGCCTTGCGTGGCAAACCGGCGGTTCGCGCCTGGCTGTTGCGAACTTGATGTTCACAGGGGTTAGCTCGGTCATGCAGTATGCTCGCCTAGACGCGAAGTTCAAGTCGGAACAGCTGGTCTCTTGGCTCCAGGAATCCTTTGAGAAGTCGCAGAAGGACTCGACGTTGGGTCTTGATGACCTGCGTTCGTGCCTCCTTAAGGGCGAGGTCCCTGAATCCGTTCCTCTTTGGCTGGGCCTTAGCCTCAAGGTTTTAGGACTGCTCTTAGGCCTTGGCGCCGCCGGCGCCGCGTGCCCTGTTATAGCCCCTGAGTGGGTTAGGAGGTATTTTAGAGACTCGAAGATTGTCCTCAGTGACCTCGTCAACACGGTGTGGGAGGCGGCGGCGGACTTGGTGAGCCGAAGTGTGGAGGCTTGGAAAGCAGGCTCGCTCGAACCGCTCTGGAGCGAGAAGCCCCGCGAGAAGTGTATCATACTGGCTTTGGAGACGATAGCCGGCGGCCCGTCCAAGGTGCCGTGCGCTCCCACGGAGACGGGCGAGGATGTTAATCCGTCGAACTCCGCCGGACTCAAAATCATCGAGGCACGTATTCGGTTCCTGCAACAGTTGATGTGCTAGGTGGCAGGTAGGTAGAATGTCGGTCCGCCTGCGGATCGCCGCATGGCCATGTCCGTTGGAGGGAAGCTGGCTGCTTTCACCGCCAAGTGCAAGGCCGTCTACTACGGGCCTAGCGGGCGACCTCGTCCTTGCAACTTCGGGATCGTTGGTCGCCCGGGACTGGGCAAGACCGATCTGGCTGCGACTTGCCATCGCGCGGTCGCCAACGTGTTGGGCACCGATTTCGAGCCCATGTCCGTCAAGAAGTTCGATTCCACGTTCAAGTTTTTCGACACCACCGACTCAAGCATCCATCGTTATTGGACTTTCGACGAGGTTGGTGCCATCTCTGAGAAAACTGAGATGGCCCCAGCCTTGGCCAATCTGCTCAAAGCGATGGGGGAGGAGGCGTTTCCCCTCCCCATGGCCAACGTCGATGCAATGAACACTGAGTTTGCTATGCAGTACAGCACCGTCATCATCTCGAATGACCTCAACTTCGGGACAAAGGGGATCATCGCGTACCCTGCCGCGTTCTTTCGCCGCTTCGTTCGCATCAACGTCGAAGAGGTGTTGAAGGAGGTTTGCGGCGAGGGTGATTCAACGACCGACATCTCCAAGCTCACGGGAGACGTGGAGCAGAAGCTCTACAAGGGGAAGATCGAAGTCTCAAAACAGCACGACGGCACTCATGATTGGTACGAGGTCGCCAAGTTTTCATCCTTGGGTGACTTGTACCGTGCTTTGTTGCCGATCATTGAGTAGCGTCTTGCTGGTAACGTCCATTACCAAATGGTGCGAAACAAGCGCGAGAAGGGTTTTGACGAGATCTTGAAGGCGCATCGCCAAGCTACTAACGGCAAGATCGTCAAGTTTGTTGGCCAGCGTGACTCCTCAGGCGTTGATGGCCCACTGCGCTCCTGGTCCTGGGAGGACTGGCGCGCTGAGTACGGACCCTTGCTCGCCTACTGCGGCGCCGCTCTTCTGTAGCTCTTCTCTTGGTACTACGGGTCCATACCGGCTTTCGCGGCTTCTACCGCCGTTGCGGTACATGGTCGCGTCACTCATAGTTGGTCTAGGAATGTTTCTGACGCCATTGGCCCTGTCGTGGCGCAGGCCGCTGTGGCTGGCGCGTCTAGTGTCAAGCACAAGTGGTTTTGGTTCTCGATTCTTCCTACGGATTGGTGCGTCAACCTTGAGGTCTACATTCGCAAGCATGCGGCCGATCAAGCCGATGTGCTACGTGAGACCTACTTGAAGGACCTCCACAGTCGGGCTGCCTTCGGTGGGGCAGTTGTCATTGCTCTTTTGGTCTGTTTCGGGACCGTCGCTTCGTGTTGGCCCACCACTTCATCTCCGGTGGCTCAGCCCGCGACGCAGACGGACAGCATGAGTAGGCGTGAGGCCGAGGAAGCCGTTCTACGCAGCCCAACTGGCTGGCAAGCTGCGCTCAAGTCTGACGCAGACATTCAACAGGCTAGCCGCGAGTGGCTGAAGCGCGCGTAGGACAGGATCTTGGTCAATGGGGCTAAAAAGGACAAGGTTCCCGTTGCCGCGGGTTCCGAGGGCCGGAATGCCGTCTTTCGTGCCGTTCAAGACAACACGAGACGCATTAGGTACTGCCACGACGACTAGTGGCTCGACAACCGGGCGGGTTACGTGGTTGGTTTGATAGGTAACGTCTACCTTCTACCTTTCCATTTTTTTGGAAACCGTACCGTCCTTTACTTGCAGTTCAAGGACCTTTCTGAGGCCGACGCTGACTTGGCCCGGGTCAAGCACTGTCTTCGGCTCGACGTCAACTGCCATCGCGTCGGTGACCAAGATTTGGTTATCGGCGTTATAGCGACACGCCCGGTTCCGTCCTTGTACAAGTACACCTTTGAAGCTCTTCAGGCGGGCTAGTGCCAAGTTGGGCAGCAGGTCGCTTACGTTCGGTGGGACTCTGGGCGTGGCACTTCAATGGCCACCACCTTTTTGTCGTTGCCTGTGATTGACAGCGTTCGTGCTTCACTGGACACCGGGATTCAGTACAAGGGCCTGGCCACAGTCGTTGACGCCCCCGTTGAGTTGGGGAACAGCGGCGGTGGATCCATGGTTTGCAGCCGGTCCGGGGCGAGTTTCTTCGGCCTCGTGGTTGGGACCACGACGGACGTTTTCGATGGGAGCTCGTAGCCACGTGCCCTCGTTGAGACCGTCGACAAGAGTCGCCTGCGGCCGTACATTGAGAGGCTGCGTGAGTAGGGCTTGGTCCATGGCGTCCAGTTGGACTCTGCCGTCGTCACTGGGGTTGACCCTGATCCGCGGTCGTGGGTCCATTTGCGTAAACCCCCGGTGGGTACCGTTCTCGGAGCCGTGCAGCACCGCTCTTCCTATCGGTGGAAGTACGCCGACAACCCCTTGTGGCCGTATGTACAGGACTTGGCCAGCTCAAAAGTTTTCGGGGTTCCGCCGACCAAGGCCTTCGTCTCTGTGGATGCCGATGGCCAATTGGTCTGGGTTGATCCCCAAGCTGGCAAGTTCGATTCCACGCCTGAGTCTTTGTCGGAGCCGGACCCTATGTTGTGTGACGCCGTTGTTGACCAATGGTTGGCTAGGATCCCCGATCTGTCGAGCTTGGGTTTGGTTCCGCTGACCCCAGAGCAGGCTGTTTTTGGGGCCGACGGATACGACGCCATGGACCTGGGCCGCTCTGCCGGGATGTTTGGCAAGGGCGGTCTGAAAGAGGACTATGTGGATGTCGCTTCAAAGACGCTCAAGCCCGCCTTGGAAGAGGCTGTTCTCGAGATACTTTCCATGGTTCTCAGCGATGAACCCTCGGAGTATACTCTGCCGGTCGTGACGTCGTAGCTCAAGGATGAGCTGCGCGACGTTAAGAAGCTTTTGGCGGGCGGAACGCGGCACATCAATCCGTATCCTTTCGCCTTCATCATTGTTCAGAGGATGTTTTGGGCCCCCGTGATTCGCGCTCTCGCGATCTTGGGGCCTGAGGTCACCTCCATTGCTCTTGGCGTTAATGCGGCCAACCCGCGTGAGTGGGCGTAGTTGCAGGATGTGCTGCTTAAGGTCGCCGGCGACGGGAAGGAATTCGACGGAGACTTCCGTGGTTTCGACGCCTCCGTGTCCGGGTTCTGCTTTCGCATGGCGGCAAGAGTTTACGCCGGGGTAGCCCTCCGTTTGGGTTACGCAGGCGCTCTCCGCCGAGCCGTTTCTGACCTTGTCAACATGCTCCCTCACGCCGTTCTCATTGTCGACGGAGTTGCCGTGTGGATTTGGTTTTCTGTTTTGTCTGGGCTCATGTACACTGATTGGATCGACTCTTTCATCGGTATGTTCATGTTAGTTCTTTGTGCTAGCGTTCTTTGTGGCAGATTGCTGTCCCGTGAGGAGTTTGATGCTCTTATGGGAGGCGACGACCATGTGGCTGCGGCCACCGCGAGCATCAGAAAGCTCGTTCACGCGTAGAGTCTCGCAGCGGCGCTCCGCCAGTACGGTTTTGGGTACACTGACGCAAATAAGGAGACCCCAACTGAAGAGGGAACCTACCGTGATTGGAGAGACGTTGTTTTCTTCCAGAGGAGGTGGGTGCCAACCGAGGGAGGCATGGCTGCCCCCCTGGGCGTTGATCGCATTTTCCGTCAGTACCGGCTTCTGCGTCCTAACCCGGCGGTTTGGTAGTCTAGCATGCTTCGTGGCGCAGTCATCAACACCTGCCACGAGCTCGCTATGCACCCTGTCGGTTTCCTCGAGGATTTTCTTGCGGGTCTGCCCGACTCGCTCGAGTTGGCGGACGGTTCGGTGTTCAGGAAACCGGATGTAGTTGCCGCTGACGTCAGGGCGAAGTGGCGAGACGGCGGTCTCCGGACTTGGGACGCTGGCGGCGCTTTCATGCAGCGCCAACCTAGTGAGGTTTGGGCTCAGCTTGACACCAGCACGTTCGAGATCGCTTCCGACGTTCAGTCTACCGTCATCCCGACGTCCGCTCCCGTTCCCACACCGAGCGAGGAGCACGAGGATGTGCTTCTTCGCCCGGTACTCATCGGTACGTGGTAGATGGACAATACGTCGGTTAACGACGCCACCAAGAAGTACTGGAAGGCCGTGGACGTGTTTTCAACGGCGGCTTCCAAGAAGTCCTGGATGCGCAAGCTCTCCAACTTTAGGTTCCTTGTTAATGCGCGCGTTAGGTTGACCATCAGCATCGCGGGCACCCCTCAACATAGGGGGGCCATGGTCGCCGCTGTTGTTCCAAACATGAGCTACAGGGCGTAGCAGGACAAAATCACCCCTTGCCAGGTGTTCCAGGCTGGGTAGACCATCATCCCTTTGTCGGGCACGGGGACCTACACTATGGATTTCCCCCTTTGGTCGGAGTCCGGTGTAATTAATCTCTTGGTCTCTGGTAACCGTCATTTCGGGACGGGTGCGGGTGGAACTTTGTACCTGAGCTTCTTGTCTTACCTGAGTCACGGTACCCTCTCCGGAGCCTCGATCCCTGCGATTTAGGTCAACGTCCGCGCATAGCTCCTGCCCGGCTATTCCTTAGCTATGCCCCATGACGGCTTCGCTTTTACCGTGAGTTCGGGCCGAGAGCAGACTACGGAGGGGCTTGTGTCGCGCCCTGCGAAGTTGGCTGCCAAGGCTTTTGGGGCGGTCTCCATGGCTGTGCCCTCTTTGGCGCCTTTTCTGACCCCGGCGGCGGCAGTTGCAGGAGCCGTGGGTTCCGTGGCTGAGCTGCTGGGCATGGGCCGCCCGGCCCAGAAGGAGGCGGCTATGGTTATGGCCACCGCACCGAATTTGGACCTATCTATGTCAGTTGGGCGAGACCCGGTTCCGGTGTTGGGAGGAGACCCGGCTGCCGAGAGTTCCCCCTTCGCGGGGGTCGGCGGTTTCGCGTCTGAAGATGAGATGAGCGCAAAGTTTTTGGGGGAACGATGGAGCTTGATTGCTGGCGGTTGGTCTGGCATTGATGAGTGGAGTACTGGCGACGCGGTTAACACTTGCCTGATGACCATCCCTATCAGTCCTGTCACCATTGACGGCGGCAAGGGCGGCTCGGCACTCTACACTCTGCAGCCGATTGCTCTGCTTGCCGTCAACCATCAGTACTGGAGGGGTGAGGCTGTTGTGAAGGTTAAGATCTTTGCTGGGTCCATGGATAGCGGGCGCCTTCGGGTTGCTTTTCGCACCACATCCGGTGACGCGTCGCTTGACGACTTGCAGCTGTACTCTTGCCTTCTTGACATCGGCGCTGGCACTACCGAGTGTGAGTTTCCCGTGAAATGGTGCGTTGACGGTCGGATGTTGCCAGTACCGCCCTCTTACGCCACGATGCCAGGTACCTCATACTCCAACACTTTTGGTGGGCAAGGGTACGTGCTGGGCTTCGTGCAAGTGTTCGTAGACTCGCCGTTGGTCACCAACCAAGCTTCGTCCACCCTGGGCGTCAAAGCCTTCATTAAATGGCCGTCCTTTGAGTGTTCCACGCCCCACCTGCGCCTCCGACACACCATCCAGTGCACCAGCGGGCAGGACGCTGACGCCACCTCTGCGCAGGGCGTTGCTTCCTTCGGCGACGCTCGCGAGTCTGCGTACGTTGCTGGCGCTGTTGTGGCGCACTTGCGGCAGATGTTGGTGTAGTACCAGCCCGAGTACTCTCTCACAACGAATAAGACGAGTGGCGCCGACTCGGAGGGCACTGTCATTTGGACATTGCCCCCGTTTGGCCAACACCAGGACTCCTCGACTAATGTGTACACTGGGTCCCGCTACATCCATCCTTTCTCCATTTTGGCCACTGCCTTCTCAGTGTATCGCGGCGCCTAGAAAGTGCGTGTTATGATGTGCAACTCGTGGACGGATTAGTGGGGTTCAACCTCGCTTTCATCCGACGGGAGCAATGGGAACAACTCTGATGTTTTCCCGTCTGTTCCGCTCCTCGGGTACACCAACAGCACGACGTCGACGGCTAACAGTTTTGGCCCGGCGGACTTGATCATGGCGGCGCGGTCTGGAGTTAACCGCCCGAGTTTTCCGGGCGTTGTGGTCGGGGGGTCCTCTCAAGGTCTTAACGGCCTCATCATCCCTTGGCGCGGTTGTATGCCGTGGCGCCCTACGCTCTCGTCCGCTTACGATGGTTTGGGCATCCCCCTTTCTTCAGCCACCAGTGCCGCGGGGGAGTGCCCTATCATTGCCTCGCGTTGGCAGTCCGCCTCCACCAACTAGCCGTTGACGTGCAGTGTCGAGGTTTGGAGGGCGTTTGGCGACGATTTTGTGTTCGCAGGATTTGTGTGTGGGCCGATTGTGGCGGCCAAGAGTTGGTGAAACGAGCCG